AGATGGAGGGGCGTCATGTTTAATCAAATTTTCTGATGCCCATAAAGGACGAAGATTTGTGAAATGAGAAAATACACGGACATCCTTTTCGTTTTTAGCAAGACTTATTGGAAAGAAATGGTCAATGTGCCAATCACCCCTATTCTGCCAACTCATTCCGTCAATGAATTGATCTTCTAGAAACCGCTTGCAAATATATGGGTCTGCTCCAAGAATCCGCCTAGATGGGATGGACTTGTTCGTTCCGTTTCTTTTTTTCAACGCCGCCAATCGCATCCTTGTTAAGAATTTAATGGCGTAAATCGGATTATTTTTCATTTTGATCTTGTGGATCTCAACACGTCTTTTCTTTACTTCAACCCGACTTCCTCTTTTCTTAGCTTTTTCCTTTATATTTATTGCGTATTCTGGATTTGACTTGAGTTTTTCTTTTTTTTGATTACGTAAAGTCTTCCTCCTATTATCAAAGACTTCTTTTGAAACCCAATACTCTCCGTTTGGATATGTGGGACCTCGCTGAACAAAAACAAGGTTATTTATTGGGTTTATGTCTCCGTATTTAGGCATTATTGTTGATTCATGTCTTGAAGATTTATACCACCCATTTCAGCGGGAGCAACTCCAATTTTTCCGATTTCAGCATTCTGTGCTTGTTGCATCTGGAACTGGTAGGCTCCGGCATACTTCTGCAAGCGACCCGCAAAAGCCTCGTCAGACTGCGCCCGCTGCATAATATCGGGTTGCTGGACGTATGCCTGCACCATCTGCAATGCAAGTTGCGCCCCGTTCGGTTGTGCCGGAACCTCAATGCCAGAGTAAATCTTGGCAAGGTCATCGGTGACTTTCTTCTGCACCTTGTCTTGAGCTTCCTCAGCAGGCTGAAGCACATAGTCCGCAAAAATTGGGTTAATGCTCGATGCGGTAAATTCCAACAGCTTGTCCACATCAATGCGCCCGTTGCGGTCTAGCTGCACCAACGAAACCATGTTCTTAAGCTGCGTCTCTGCCGTCTCTGGGTCGGTGTTCTGCGAGTCAAACGCCACGGTTATGCTAAAGTTATCATCGGGACTGCCTTTCGTCATCACCTGTGGGTTGGGATTCCCCGTCACCTGGAAGAACACCTCGTCCGGTCCCATGCGCTGAAATAGCTTCCATGCCATCGCCAGAACGTCACGAACGTGATCCAAGAATTTGTTGATGATGAACTGCTGGCGAATCATTGCGAGTGGCGATTCAATGTCCAGTCCTACGGCACGATTGGCTTGTAGTGTCATTGCGTTTTCAATCTCAAGGCTCCCTGCGTCCATCGGGGGTGTTGGCCCCCACGCAACCTCACCAAGCCGCCTGTAAGGGATTCTACGCCCCGGTCCCCAGTCTGACGGCGGGCGACCAGCAGGGTGCATCAGAGGCGGCAGTGTGGCCAAACTAGCCCGGTCAATACGACTGTCACGCTCCGTCTTGATTTGCAACTGCGCTCCACGCAGAATGTCGGCAAACGACATGGTTTCGTAAATACGCTTCTGGTTGGTTGACAGCCGGGTAAATACAAACGGGTAGTCATCGTAGCCATTAAGCAATTCAAACTTGGCATACCCTTCTGTGTTCGGGTTGAACACGGTGCAGTAAATCCCTTCGCTGCCATCCTCTTCGTCAATGAGACGTTGGTAGGCATACACCAACATCACAAGGTCATTGTCATCGGTAAGCGGCATCCTTGTGACGTTCTTTTGCTTTTCACCGTCAAGATACAACGAGTCTTTCCCTCGAAGTGTTTTGATTGCTTCTTCCACCCAGTCTTCATCCCACCCTTCATTGGCAACTTTCTTTTCAAGTTCCTGTGCAGTAAGGAATGTCCGCCAGAAAACATACGGTGCGCGTTGTGGGTCTGCCGTGTATGCAGGCATAAAAACTTCACCGTCAGGGGCGCACGCTTCTACAACAGGGCAATCCACGGTTGTGCGTGCAATTGGAACCTCGGTGATTCCCTTCTTGCGAAGTTCTTTAATGGCACGCTTTGCACGTTTCTCGCTCATGTCTGGAAACGCTTGGAATAACATTTGAATTACAGACTCGTCATCTGTTCCAGAGGCAATAAGCTGCGCCAAGTCTGGTGACAGGTTGTTGATTTCCTCCAGCGAGACAATCTGCCGGAATGTGCGCTTCTCGCGCTTCCAGCCAACGTAGGATACCATCAGTCCTTTTTCCAGCAGGTAGTTTGCGCCCAATTCCATTTGCTCGCGAAAGCCAGGAATGTAGGAACTACGCATCCATTTGAGAAAAGCGGAAACCACGGCGGCACGGGGCATGCTGGCCATAGATGTTGGAAATGCCTTTATGTGGCTCCGCTGAAGTGCTTGGTCAAGGATGGCAACAAACGAGTCAATTCGCTCGCCAATGACATTGACCTCCATGTCAGACGCACCTTGCCACGGGAAAGCATTTGCGCCTTGCTTCCGTAGGTCTTCGGTTTTCCCATCCCATTGATTCCGCCTGTCCTCGTAGGCACGGAGGCATGTCTCAAAGTATTCCTCCAAGTCAAGCAGACATGTATCATAGGCATCACGAAGCGCATCTACGCTGGGTTTGTTCTTTGCGTAGATTGTCGCTTCTTCAAATTCTGCAATATCGCTCATTTAACGTAGTGGTAATGGTTTTCGCTGGCGCATCCCACATTAGCAACTTTTACGACTTTGCCAAGCAGTTTATCCCGAATGCGTTGTGGACACGCAACTTGCACAAGCGTCTGCGACATATCTGGCACGCCGTCTATACACGGGATAGCCATGACAAATCGCGGGTTCGGACATAGCCGATACACCTTTACCTCAATAATTGGCGGGTAGCTCAATGGATCTGCCTCCGCTTTCTCAAGGAACTTTTCAGCCACTTGCTCTTCGGTTTTCTCCACGAACATCTTCTTTGCGGGTCTGCCGCGCTTTTTTGTTGTTTTTGTCATATTAGTATCCTCCACTTCCTTGTCTTGTTGTTCTGGTTCTTGTTTCGTCAACATGGTCAATTCCTGCGATTGCAGCGTACCTTACTACGTCAATCGGGTCTTTCCACGCTTCTTTCATTCCACCTTCGCCCGTGTATTCGGACAACGCAGTGATAATGTTTTCGCAGTCTTCTGCAATGTAAAAGTGAGGGCGGTTGACGGAATCCAACGGCTTGGTTGTGTCATACGCCATTTTGCTGATTAAAGCCTGCAACCCATCGTCAATCTCCATCCCCGGTGCGGGAATACACACGATTTCGTAGTCGTTCAAGTCCTCGATGATGCTGGATGCACCGTCTGCCGCCTGATACTTTGCAGCACCCAATCGCGGGTCAATCAATCGCTCAAAGATTTTTTCCTCGCCTTCAAGCTCACGGATAGTGTCAACGTAGTCGCGGATGCCGAATCCCATGCCCTTCGCCCCGGCTCCAGGAGACCACTTGCCACCACGCCACTCTGCCCAATCGCCAATGCATACGTCAGGCCACTCACGATAAACGTAGAACGTCCCTGTAGCATCCACGGCAATCCACGCCATGAACCAGTTTTTGTTCCCGGCAGGGTCTATTATGTGGTATCTAGTCACTCCTGTCTGTGGAATCATCCCGCTCGGTATCACGTTCACCGCCTTGTTGAATTTCGGGAATTTCGTAGCGTGTGACTTTACTGGCACGCCATAGGCACGGATCAAAATTTCTTCCCTTGGGCGATTCCGTAGGTCTTCTGCAATACGCTCGTAGCCACCAAACGGGTTGTCCTTGGAGTGGAAGTAATGGACGCTGGCGTTGCGCTTCTTGCTTCTTTGGACGTATGGCACAAGCTCCCCGTTGAGCAACTCTGCCTCGCGTGTCTCGATGTTCGTCGCGCCATCCAGATACTCCTTGATTACCTCGGTGTAGCCGTCGATAGGTGTAAACGTCACCAACATCTTGGCATTGCGCGTAGCAAGGCGGAAACGTAGTGTGCCGATAAGCTCCGCACCTAGAAGGTATTCGTCCAACCAGACGCCGACGTTGTGCCACTTGGGTTCTTTGCATCCAAGTTCCGCGCCTTCTAGGATTGTCGGGTTGTTCTGGTATTGAGAATACGTCTTAAAGATGATTTGCGAACCATTGGGCAGGATGAGCGAACTATCGGTAAACCCATTCTTTCGCGTGTAGGACACATACGCTCCTGCTGATGTTTGCTTCTTACGCATCTCCGCAGGCAACCACTCCCACACGGCACGTTGTTGCTGACGCACGCTTACTTCGCTTGTTTGAGCAAAGCACATGATTTCCGACATGGGATTTTCCACGGCAGCACGCACAACACAGAACGCACCGAATGCAGTTTTGCCCGACCTGTTGCCTCCTAATGCTAGAATCTCAGAGACTTCTGACATCTGAACTTCCGCTTTCTCCCAATGCGGAAGCCTAAACCCGTATCGAAAAGGGTCATTCTCCGCGTTCTGGATTGCCTCATGGTAGATACGATGCAGCTTTGCAAGCTCATCAGGCTGCATTGACACAATCTCCTCGTCAGTAGGAGGAGTCAAGATTGGATGCTTACGCCAGTTCATTCGTCTTTTTTGTATGCGCCAGTATCCATCAGGATGTCTTTTATGTTATACACGCTGCCGCACTTGCCGCATGAAAATGTGTCATCCTCTGCCGGAAACGAGCCTCTTCTACCGTCAACAAAATGTATCTCTTGACGCTTTTCGCAATGACTGCACAAACCGATAAACGGGCGGATATGTTTTTTTATGTGTATATTCCATACTTTAGCGTTAAACTTTTCTGCCAAATACGAAGCGTAACACAATGTCATGCATTGGTATTCGACGTTATTATGCGTGACTGTGTAGTGGTGAACCAAGTCTCCACAGTTGGTTAAATAGTCAACGTATTTTGATTCTGGTTCTTTAATCATTGGCATGCCCGTTCAAGAAATGTGCTTCAGCTTGATCAATAACATTCTCAATCGAGTTACCCTTAAACACCAAAATACCATCCACCTCGCCCAAGCAAACACAATTAGATGGATTCCCGACATGAAACGCCCATTTATATTCAATGTAGTCACTATCATGCCTATAAAGCATTGATTCTTTGTCTCCATCTATTGAAGCAAGAAGGCTATCAATTCTTTCATCTATTGTTTTTGTATTCATAGTTTCATTCCACAATTTCTGCTTCGATGGCACTCTCACGCACCTT